CGCCCTTCTTACCTTTAAAGTTCATTTTCATTACGATGTTAGCCAAAACAAGATTCTTCTTGTATGCGGCGATGATCTCATCACTCCAGATTTCGGGGATGAACGTTGCTGCGGTGGTTGTGGTTACCGCTGGTGTTGGATATGCCATGATTTAATCTCCTAAAGTTTAACGAACCCGTTTCTCTGCGTATGCCGCCATGATTTCATCACTTAAAGCATCGTATCGATTCGGGTCTTGCATTTTCAGCCGAATGAGGTCTACTCTTCTATAGACTCTTTTTGAACTCTCTCCTGATCCACCAGTATCAACTTCTATGGCTTTCATGGTCTTAGCCCGAGCCGCATTGTCTGCTTGCCCAGATTCTTTAACCCTAACGCCACGCAACTGCTTAAAGGTAGACAACAATTCATTAGCCGAATCATAATCAAATTCACCATCTGCTTTTGCATAGAGTCCCAAACGGATAGGTGAGGATTTCACCCAATTTTGGAACTCAGAATCATTGACTACTTGTGTGTAATCAGGGTGATCCTGCGCTAACTTCTGTTGAATCTGCATCCTTTTGAACTCCATACCCGCTTGTCGGGCAGCAAGAACATCTGGATGTTTATCAATCGTATTTTGAACTGCTTTCTGAGGATTCTCAAAAAAGTCAACTTCTGGTTCAACCTCTACTTGCTGTTGCTTTGATCCGAGGTTTTGCTTGAGTAACTCGTCAGCCAGTTTACGGACTTCACCGACCTCTTGGGCCTGTTTACCAATTAGCTTTTCAGCCTCTTGGTGCATCCGTACTACCTCTTCTAAACTTTTTTCCCTGTATTTCTCAGGGAGATCAGATTTGGATTCTTCTACTTCGAGTTCGCCTAGCGGCTCTTGTTCATTGTCAATCAGCATATTTTTGTTCCTGCCAAAATGGTTCTAGGATAATTAACTCGGCTTTCGCTTATGAGTTAGCTTTGCGTTCAGCTTTTAGTTTATCTAAGTGACTTTTCTCGAACCTTCCATGCGCTGATGGAAACGTCCCAGACCACCCTTCTAAACGAAATGCTGGCGCAGATAAAATGCGATGAGTTTCCTCGCCACACTCACATACTAGACTTGTTGTCTCATAATCAACAAGTCTCTCTGTCTTGTGCCTATTTATACAGGCAAATTCATACATTCTTTTCATTCAAGTCCTCATATGCTCGTTCGCTGACCCCTTTCAGGGTTTTTAGCCAAATAAGTATAGAAATCTCGCCTTTGCGAAATTGTAAACTTTTTTCGTCAGTAATGGTAGATACATTATTCATAGAGTCTAACATTGCTTCTACATCTTCCATTAAATCAACCCAACCTTGTCTTGAAAACAGGTCAAACCGATCTTCGTAGTATTTTTGTAGTTCTTGATTCATTTAAGTTTTCTCAACCCATGAAGTTGTTGCCTCATCCCACTGATAACGTATATTGCCACCATTAACAATATCATCTGCGGGTCTGGCTACAGGCGCACCCCAAGTCATTGTGTCCAAGTAGCCAATCCATGATGGGTAAGGTTTACGGGCTTCATGCTCTGCGGTTCTAGCATTTGTGTATTCTGCCTCAGTCAATACTTGCAAGACACCCGCAATAGTTGTATCGGCATCATCATCACAAGTGCCATAGTACCTAGGCGCACGTAGATATGTGCCATCAGATGATGTTGGTACAGGCCATGTAGAACTGTCATGCCAAATGTGAATCCAACCTTTAATGGCTGGCATTGATGGGCCTGTGCGTTGTGGCTCTATCGTGCAAGGAATTTTAGTGTTTGCATCTACTTCTGTCACGCAAATATACATTTTAAATATTCCTTAAAATTAAACAGCAATTCGTCTAACGGCACGAACATAAGAAAACACACTAGTTTTACTGGTATTTCCATAAGCACCATTGGTAAAACTTTGATGTCTTGCATCTGTGCTATCAAATTCAGTGCTAGAAAAGTATATATCCGCAGCAAAAGATTCAGCCCCACCAGACTGAAATGCAGAAACTGATGTTTGAGCAGGAGTTCCACTTGAATAGTTTGAGCCTCGACTTGGAACAGCATTGGTATTTGTTCCAGAAACTCCACTATTTGTAGCGGTTGTAGGTTTTAAATTATAATAGCAAATTTCAAGTTCATTTCTAGCTGGCATATACCAATCAGTAAATCCACCAATTGAAAGGTCTTCGCAGAATTGTGCGGCTGGATGACTAGCATTGTTCATATTGCTACTATTGGTTGGGCCATCAATAAGTGATGATGTTCCAGATGTGCTTGTATCCGTTGTTTTCCATTGCAGCGAAACATTTTGACCAGATGCTTTAGGAGCAACGATTAAGTAATGCGTAGCTACACCCGATACGCCAATTTGACCAGCGTAAAACCCACCACCAAATGCCTGACCAATAACTGTCGGTACAGTTGGCGCAAACGACCTCTGGTTTTGAAAGACAACTTGTAAAGCACCACTCATGTCAATCCACTCCCTGAGATAAGCCAATCTGTAGAAGTTATTTTAATAGCCGTTGCTGAACCATACTGAGCAAGACTGCGTGATCCAGTAGTTCCAGCAGAAGATAAATACATTGTGTCAGTAGTAATTGCAATCGTCACCACTTGAGATGTCATGTTGATAAATGTGATTGCAGTTCCAATAGGATAAGCAACAGAACTGTTTGCAGGGATTGTGTATGTCCTTGCATTGGCATCACCTGCTGGGTGCAGTATATGCTTACCAGCATCTGCAAGCACTAATGTGTAGGCAGCACTCTGGCTATTTTGTGGGATGTTTTTATATCCAACTTCATTTGTTCCATCTACTGTGCAACTGCTTAATTTTCCTCTAATATTGCCGTAAACAGTCAGGTCTTGCTGTACGTCTAAAGACGCAACAGAGGTTGGGCCTGTCAGTTGGATGTCAATGCTTGGTACTGTGTACTGGAATATGCTGTCGCTAGTCGAGCCAGCAATATACATCTTTGTGCCATCGGGTTTAATGTAAATGCCATTAGGAGTTGCTTCTTGACCAGAAATACTAAAAACATTAACAAACGCTGATGTACTGATGTCCCAAGGCGTTGTCAGGTTGTAGACATTAACGTCATCGCCCGTACTCCCAACAATAAACATCCGTGAGCCATCGTTTGTAAAGGTTACAGCATTAGGAACTGACTCTTGGCTCGATACTGAAAATGACTGCAAGAATGTTGCAGTTGATACGTTCCAAGCTGTTGACAGCGTGTACTGGTATACGGCATCCCCAGTAGAGCCAATTACATACATGGACAAGCCGTTTGGCTTAAAAGAAAGACCGCTGGGGGTTAAGTCTTGCCCTGCAACAGAAAAAGAAATGCTGTCGTAAGACGCTGTGGCAACAGACCAAGGGGTGCTTAGTGTGTATTGAAATACGGTGTCGTTGGTTGAACCAAGCACATACATCTTTGTGCCATCAGCACGGAAAAATAATCCTGTTGGAAGTGTATCTTGGGAGGCAACAGAAAACACAGTTGAGTAAACCGCTGACGAAACAATCCAAGCCGTAGATAGGTTGTACTCGTTAACATCATCTCCAGTTGAGCCAATGACATACATCTTCAACCCATCAGGGCTAAAGAACAGGTCGGTTGGTGATGTTTCCTCCCCCGCAATAGAGAAAGACACGCTGTCGTAGCTTGCACCAATCACGTTGACGTTGCTCAGGATGGTGTCACCAAATTGGCGTAAGCGACCAGCAGAATCTATGCGAACACGCTCAGTAGGAGTCGCCGCACCATCAGCGGTAGTGCTGAACACCAAGCGTCCTGGCATATCGCTTGTGCCAGTTGTTCCGTCTACTACTGCCAATATTTCAGCCGCCCGAACAAAAGCAGTTCCGTCAGCCGCCCCAAATGTAACCTTACCTATTGAATTACCCGAGTTAAGTGCGGTGTATGTGCCAATGCCTCCTGAACCTGCACGATTGATTTGCAACTGAGGAACAGCTGCTCCCCAGATGTTTATAGACTGCGCTCCTGAGTCACTAGTTGCGTGTACTTGCAATTGAGCCGTTACACTTTCCGTAGTTGCAATTGCGGTAGTATTTCCAATTACCGCTTTGCCATTTGCATCAATTACAAAAGGCGTTGCATCAGGATTAGTTGTGTCTTCCACCAACAAAGCATTACCTGTACCAAGCTGAGTGATACGCAGAGCAGCGTTGGTGTTGTCTGTAACCGAAACAATTTGATTAGCTGAAAATGTATTTGATACCGCAGTACCAGCCACTGCCAAATTAGTTCTAGCTGTTGCCGCATCTGTTGCGTTAGTACCGCCATTTGCTACCGCTAAAGTCCCTGCCAATGTGATTGTTCCAGAGGTTGTAATTGGGCCACCAGAAGTTGTCAGGCCAGTTGTGCCACCAGAAATGGCTACGCTTGTAACAGTTCCAGAACCACCACCTCCACCACCACCCGCACCACCGCTAGTAACGATTTTGATTCGTTCTTGCAAATCTTGAGAAACAACTTCACCAACATTTAAAAGTTTGCCATCAGACAAACCAATGATTAGAGAACCGTCAAAGTCAATATGTGCATCACTTACAGAAACACCATCTACTCCATCTACTCCATCTTGACCTTTTGGGCCTTGTAAACCTTGTTTACCATTGAGTCCATCTTTACCATTACGTCCGTCTTTTCCATCACGACCATCTTTGCCATCAATGCCATTACGACCATCTTTGATAGTTGAGACTCGTTTTTCAAGAACATCAGTTACGTTGTCAAACTTCTCACGGATGTCTGTGTCTATTTTCTTGAGTGATTGGATAACTAATTGAGCATTCTCAGCGGCTTTGCGCTGTTGCATCTGTTTGACTTCTGAAACAGAATTGTTAACAGCATTAAAGATATTATCTGCAATGCCATCAACATTAGAGTCGTTGAAGATTTTATCGATTGCCATTTGCCAACTCCTGATTCAAGTTTTGGAGAAAGTCATTCTCCATATCTACCACGTTGCTTTTTGCATTGTTCATCTGCAACTCAACAATTTTACTCTTGTTCTTGATGTCAGCTTCTTTCAGCATCAACTCAGCAATCTTGACCCGTTTGTCAAACTCGTTGGATTCGTTGCCTTGAGGAAGATTCTTTGTAGTCGAGGCAATGATCTTGGCTTGAACTTCTTGGGGCATTAACTGAGTTTCGGTCATCAGTTTAGTGGCTTCTGCTCTGTTTTGCTCGGCTTGCGTAGTTTGAACAGCAATCTGAGCCTGTTGTGCTTGCAATGCCAACTGTTGCTGAACTTGTTGCATCTCTTGTGCTTGTGGGTCAGGTT